ACTGTCTGCAACATCTCCACAACTTGAAGCCGCACTATTAGATATGGCTGACGGAGTTGCTAACGATCCACTTACACAACAGTTAATGGCCAACAACGAAACGTTTAGAACACAAGCACAAAACGTACAGAATATGACGGCTGAACAAGCCGCACAGTTTGCCGTAAATGTTGGCAAGGACGGTATGAAATTTGCCAAAACACTAGGCGATGCAGGTACACAAGCCGCATTAGCGGCAGGCGGAAGTGCGGCAGAATACCTTCAGATGACTGGTCAACTTCAAACAGCACAAACAACACAAGCAGGTGCCACAGATAAAGAAACAGGCGCACGTGATGCACTTACCGCAAAACTAATGACCTTTGCTGAAACAGTTGCTGATATACAAGGTAAAATACAAGTTGCATTTGTTGATAGTGGAATATTTAAAAAAGCAAGCGACATGATTGCAGACTTTATTCCGTCAGGTGAAGAAGCTAAAACTATGTTTGATAAATTATCTAAAGAATTTTCAGACAACGTATTACCATCTATTACAAAAACATGGGAATGGCTAAAGGGTGATGGCTTAACTATGATGAAAAATGGAGTTACTAAATTCATAGCATCTATAACTGATTTGTTTATGGGCGAAAAAATACCAAACGAACCAGGCGGCTCTCGAGGCGGTCAACGTGAAGGCGGCATAATATCAACAATGTCAAGTATGTTTTCAACACTTAGTGATCTGTGGACAAAATACAAACCTGCTATTGTAGAGTTCTTTGAAAAGTTATTCACTGATCCTAAAAAGTTATTCATAGATACAATAAAGCCATTACTGAGTAGTGCGTTTAGCTCAATATTTGAAAACTTAGGATGGGTAGCTATTGGATTAGGAATTACTACGTTAATAGTTAAAATGTTAGCCACGTTAAATCCTTGGGTTAAAATAGCTACTTTGCTATTTGCAGGTATTGCTTCAGTGTTTGATTGGGAAGGAATCAAAGACAAATTTAGCGCATCTGAACTAGGTAAAAGTATTAGTAAGAAGTTTAACACTATAGTAGCAGGCATTTCGAGTATATTTAATTGGGAAAATATTAAAGCCTGGCTATTAAATTCATTACCTAGCTGGACCCCAGACTGGGTTAAAAATAAGTTAGCGGCAGGCCCAACAGCTTCAGAACCAAGTACAACTACATCTAATCCAGAAGTAACAGCACCAGTAACAGCACCAGACACCAGCGGATCAACAACATCATCAGATCCTAGCGGATCAACAACTACTCCAGAAGCAGAGGGTGATAGTTGGTGGGATAAGCTAAGTACTAAGATAGACGAGTTAAAAGACGAATTTAAAAAGAACACTACAGCAACTAGAGAGCTTAAAGGCAATTTGCAATAGTATACTAATTTAGGAAAACGAAACATGAGTTGGAAAAGATATTTTACACCAGTTGAAGGTGACGCAGGTACACGTAGCCCGCTAAGTATGGGACAAGGCCAGCAACCCGGACCAGCAAGGTCTAATTACTCCAGTTTCCTTCCAGATGTTTACACAGGCGCTCCTAACAGAGTTGAGCGTTACGGTCAATACAATACTATGGATCAAGATAGTGAAGTAAATGCGGCACTAGATATTCTTGCTGAATTTTGCTCACAACAGAATCCAATCAATAAAACAAGTTTTAGTATTGATTTTAAGAAAATAGCAACCAACTCAGAAGTTAAAGTACTTGAGCAATACTTACAACAGTGGACTAAAATGAATAACTTTGGTACACGTATGTTTAGAATTGTTCGTAATGTTTTTAAATACGGCGATGCATTTTTTATTAGAGATCCAGAAACTGCAAAATGGCATCACGTTGATCCTGCAAAAGTTTCAAGTATTATTGTTAATGAATCAGAAGGTAAAACTCCTGAGCAATATATTGTAAGAGATATTAACTTAAATTTTATTGACAACGTAGCTACAACTCCTTTCCAAACAAACGGTAATGCAACTGGTGGCGGAGACGGATATTTAACAGGTGGCGTTAGAGGTATGGTTGGCAACACACAAACCTCTGGTTCAAGTGCTGGTAGATTTGGGCATGACAAAACAAAAGAAATTGCAGTTGATGCCGCACATATGGTACACCTAAGTTTATCAGAAGGATTAGACAACAATGCACCCTTTGGTAACAGTTTACTTGAAGGTATCTTTAAAGTATACAAACAAAAAGAATTGCTTGAAGATGCGATTATTATCTATCGTACACAACGAGCTCCGGAAAGAAGAGTATTCTACGTTGATGTGGGCAACATGCCATCACACCTTGCTATGCAATTTGTTGAGCGTGTTAAAACGGAAATTCATCAAAGGCGAATCCCATCGAAGACAGGCGGCGGAACATCAGTCATAGACTCAGCTTATAACCCTTTGTCAACTAACGAAGATTACTTCTTCCCACAAACTGCTGAAGGTAGAGGTTCTAAAGTTGAAACACTGCCAGGCGGAACTAACTTAGGTGAGATTGACGATCTAAAATACTTTACTAACAAACTTGTTAGAGGATTGCGTATTCCAAGTAGTTACTTACCAGCCGCGGCGCAAGATGACGTTGGCGCACAAATTAGTGATGGTAGAGTAGGTACAGCATATATTCAAGAACTACGCTTTAACAAGTATTGCGAACGTTTACAAAATCTAATTGCAGAAGTGTTTAACCAAGAGTTTAAACGCTATCTAATAGAAAAGGGTATTAACGTTGATATTGCAATGTTTGATCTTTTATTCCAACCACCACAAAACTTTGCAAGTTACAGACAAAGTGAATTAGATAATCAGCGTATTGGTACATTTGCACAAATACAAACTATTCCGTTTATTAGTAATAGATATGCAATGAAACGTTTCTTAGGAATGAGCGATTCAGAAGTTGCAGAAAATGAACGTTACTGGAAAGAAGAGAACGATGAGTTAATCACAACATCACCTACTGATGCGGCAGGCGAAATGCGTGGCGCAGGTATTACAGGTGCTGGTATGGATGCAGACCTAGATGCAAGCGTTGATGAACTTGAAGGCGGCGAAGGCGGCGAAATTGTTGGAGCAGGCGAAGGTCCTGACTCAGTAACCACCCCGGCACCAGAAGCTCCGGCAGAGGCATAAATAACATTATGATACTACGTGAACTATTTTATTTTGATAAAGAAACACTTGAGCCTATTGAGGACAAGTCCTACGATGCTACTGATGACAAGAGCATTGTTAATCGTGACGACACACGTAAAACACGGCTTACATTAAAACAGATCAATAAAGCACGTAGGGGTTCAGAAATGCACGCCGAAGAGAAACAAAAAGAATTATCATTTGTACGCCAAATGTATGGTATCCAAGCACAGCCTGAAATATAGGATTTTAAATGACCGTTGCTTTCGTAATAGGTAATGGCACTAGCCGTAAAGACCTTGAACTGCACTCTTTAAAAAAATACGGAAAAGTATATGCATGTAATGCAGTATTTCGTACATTTGAGCCTGACTACTTGGTTGCTGTAGATGTAAAGATGATTTTAGAAATTAACCATGCTAAGTATCAGATGAATCATCCAGTATGGACAAATCCAAATAAGCAATACAGTGGCATGCAAGGATTTAATTTTTTTCAACCAGCAAAAGGATGGAGCAGTGGTCCTACAGCATTATGGTTAGCAAGTACACACGCACATGATACTATATACATCTTAGGTTTTGACTTTCATGGCACAAAGGACGATGTGGGGAACCGCACAAAGGTAAATAACTTATACGCAGGAACACACAATTATAAAAAACAAGGTGAGCCTGCAACTTATTTTGGTAACTGGGAAAGGCAAACAGCATCAACTTGTGATGCACATCAAGGCAAGAAATTTATTAGAATAGTATCAGATAACGACGACTTTGTACCTAAGCAATTAAAAAAATGTACGAATTTGTCACACATAACAGTTAGCGAATTTAAAAGATATTATGATTTTTAGACGGTTTATTTCAAAACGACTCGTAATGAGGCCGTTTACCGTGTATTTTCTAATCATTATGTAAATAATATTAGACAGCCTTACGAAACTTAAATTATAGGAGAGAACAAATGGCGGATAACAAACTCGAGCAAATGCTTGAAAAATTAGTTAATAACGATCGTGCGGGAGCCGATGAGCTTTTCCACGAATTTGTGATTGAAAAATCACGTGGTATCTACGAAAAGATGCTAGAAACAGATTTAGAAGATCTTGAAGTTGCTGAAGAAACTGACGAAGAAGTTGATGAAACTACAGATGAAGAAGTAGATGAAGCAACTGATGAAGAAGTAGATGAAGCTTCAGATGACGAAGATCTTGACGAAACTACCGACGAAGAAGTTGAAGAAAACTTCGGAGAATTCACACCAGAAGCAGATCCAATGGGCGGCGACGCTACAGACGATATGCTCGGCGACATTGAAGCCGATGGTGATGAAATGGATATGGGCGACGAAATGGACGATGCAGATGTTGAAGATCGTGTAGTTGACCTAGAAGATGCACTTGATGACCTTAAAGCAGAATTTGAAAAAATGATGAGCGGCGAAGACGACAGCGAAGAAGCTGGCGACGACGAAGCTGACATGGATATGGATGATGAAGAAGAAGGTGATGAAGATGAGCAGGAAGAGTCTTATGAAACTTCCGAACTTAGCGATGAAGTACCGGCTTATGAAGGTACAAAGACTGAAGGCGAACAAATGCGTGAGTACGTAGAAAAAGTATCAGCACCAACAGGTGAAGATAACAAAGCTACATCACCAGTTGCAAGCAAAAATGACATGGGTGGCACAACTGCTAATATCGCAAAAGGCGGTACAGGTAGTGAAGCAGGCTCAGCAATGTCAGCTAAAGAAGATAATGCAGGGAACGTAAACGTACCAGGCGGAAAAGCTTCTAAGTCAATGTCAAACGCTAAAGCACCTGCTACAGGTGAAAAGGCCGCTAACACTAAAAGTGTTGTTGGCAAGTAATAAGGAACTCAGATGAATAAGATGTTTAATTTAACTGAAACACTATCATTCGACCAGGCAAAGATGGTCGTCGAGACTACTGAAAATGATGCAGGTGGAAAAGACTTGTATCTCAAGGGTATTTGCATTCAGGGAGGTGTTCGTAACGCCAACCAACGTGTTTATCCTGTAAGTGAGATTAGTAGAGCTGTCAACACGCTCAACGATCAAATCAAAGGTGGATATAGTGTACTAGGTGAAGTTGATCATCCTGAAGGCCTTAATATTAACCTTGACCGTGTAAGTCATATGATTACAGAAATGTGGATGGATGGCCCAAATGGTTATGGTAAGTTGAAAGTAATTCCAACTCCGATGGGACAGCTAGTTAAAACAATGCTTGAGAGCAACGTTAAACTAGGTGTTTCATCTAGGGGTTCAGGAAATGTGAAAGACGATGGAAGTGGCGAGGTCAGCGAATTTGAAATTATTACAGTTGACGCCGTTGCCCAACCAAGTGCTCCTGGAGCGTACCCAACTCCAATTTACGAACACTTAATGAATACTCGTGGTGGGTATAAGGCAATCAATATGGCTCAAGAATTACAGGGCGATGCAAAGGCACAGAAATACCTAAAGGAATCGTTGGTGAATATTATCAGCGGTCTCCGCTAACAAGGAGAAAAGAATGTTAGATGCACTGAAGACACTCTTTGAAAACAATGTTGTTTCAGAAGAAATCAGAGCAGAAATCGAAGGAGCTTGGGAGCAGAAGATTCAAGAGAATCGTATGCAAGCTACTGCTGAACTTCGCGAAGAGTTCGCTCAGAAATATGAGCATGACAAAGCATCAATGGTGGAAGCTATTGATACAATGTTAGAAGAAAAACTCGGCGAAGAGATTACTGAATTCGCAGATGACCGTCAAAAACTAGCTGAAGCAAGAGCAAAATATGCAGTAGCAATGCGTGAAAACGCAGGACTAATGCAAAAATTTGTGACGCAACAGTTGGGCAAAGAAATTGGCGAGCTACACGAAGATCAGAAAGCTATGGCAAGTAAATTTTCCAAACTTGAGAATTTTGTTATTGATGGATTATCAAAAGAAATTGCAGAGTTTTACGAAGATAAAAAAGATTTAGCTGAAACCAAGGTAAAACTTGTACGTGAAGCTAAAACACATCTAGCTAAAGTTAAAACTAAGTTTATCACAGACGCAACAAAGATTGTTGCAGAGACAGTTGAGAAAGGTCTTAACAAAGAAATGACTCAACTTAAAGAGGACATTGATACAGCACGTAAGAATGATTTTGGACGTAAGATTTTTGAATCTTTTGCATCAGAATATACTAACAGCTATCTTAATGAAAAATCTGAATCTGCAAAACTACTTAAAGTAGTTGGGTTGAAAGATAAACAATTAGCTGAAGCTAAAAAGATCGCAGGACAGGCAGTAAGTCTAGTTGAAAGCAAAAATGCTGAAATTAAACAAGCTACTAACAGCGCGGTACGTAAGGAAACTATGAATGAATTACTTTCACCTTTAAACGAAGGTCAAAGAGATATCATGGCGGACTTGCTGGAATCTGTACAAACCGATAGACTACAAAAGTCGTTCGATAAGTACATGCCTAGCGTAATTGCAGGAAGCACTCCAGCGAAGAAGACCAAGGCAACACTTACTGAAGGCACACAAATCACAGGCAATAAACAAACAAATGACATAGATGCAAGCCCATTAGCTACGGATAACGTAGTTGATATTAGACGCCTTGCAGGATTGAAATAAGGAGAATGAAATGTCAGAACTATTAGAAAGTCGCTGGCAGGATACAAAGACTGCACTTCTTGAAGGCCTAACAGGCAATAAGAAAGCCGTAATGGGCGTGACTCTTGAGAATACCAAAAGGTATTTAGCAGAGACAGCTACAGCGGGTGCATCTTCAGCAGGTAATGTTGCAACTCTTAACAGAGTTATCCTACCAGTAATCAGACGTGTTATGCCGACTGTTATTGCCAACGAATTAGTTGGTGTACAGCCTATGACAGGTCCCGTGGGTCAGATCCACACATTAAGAGTTCGTTATGCGGATACATTAGATGATGTAGTTGCAGGCGAAGAAGCACTATCACCGTTCAAAATTGGTGTTGGCTACAGTGGCGGCGGTTCTACCGACAAAGCAGATGCAACAGCAACACTTGAAGGTGCGGCAGGCAAGCGTTTGTCAATTCAAATCTTGAAGCAGACAGTGGAAGCGAAGACACGTAAGTTAAGTGCTCGTTGGACATTTGAAGCGGCTCAAGATGCACAAGCACAGCAAGGCATCGACATCGAAGCTGAAATCATGGCGGCATTAGCACAAGAAATTACTGCTGAAATCGACCAAGAAATCTTAGCTTCTTTACGTAGTTTAGCTGGCTCTGCAGAATCAGACGTGCAATTCGACCAAGCTGGCGTAAGTGGCACTGCTACTTTTGTTGGTGATGAGCATGCGGCATTAGCTGTTATGATCAACAGAGTTGCTAACAAGATTGCGGCACGTACACGTCGCGGTGCAGGTAACTATGCAGTGGTTTCACCATTTGCATTAACTATCCTACAGTCTGCAACAACAAGTGCATTTGCACGTACAACTGAAGGTACTTTTGAAGCTCCAACTAACACTAAAATGGTTGGTACTTTAAACGGTGCAATGAAAGTATACGTTGACGCATATGCTTCAGACGCAACTGACGTACTAGTTGGATTTAAAGGATCAAGCGAATCAGACGCACCAGCGTTCTACGCTCCTTATATTCCACTAATGTCAAGTGGTGTTGTATTGGATCCAGGCACATTTGAGCCTGTTGTATCGTTCATGACACGTTACGGCTACGTTGAATTATCAAACGTTGCTAGTTCACTTGGTAACGCGGCTGACTACCTTGGAAGAGTAAGTATTTCCAACGTAACATTCAGCTAAGTTGTTTCTTAGTAGATAGAAATTAAAATAGGCCCTTTAGGGGGCCTATTTTTTTGACTTGAGTTCCACTTTGATAAATACATTGTCATAGAGAGAACCTCAATGATGAGGACTTATGCTGTACCCACAGCGTAGACCTAGAACGTCTTACATAAGGAGAAAACAAATGGGAAGACCAATTAATAAAAAGCACATCGGTGATGGAGCAGGTAAAATTCAAGTAACAGCAGTTAAATTTGCGGCTGGCGGGGAAATTACTACTGAGTCACATATTGTGTCACAAAGATCAACAAACAAATTTATTGTAACTGATGGAACTAAAACAGAAACTTGTACACTTGTTAACAAGTCAATTGCGGCATTAGGCGCAAGTGAATTCTGCATTAACGTAACTGACAGTGACGGTGTTACTAAGCAAGTTACTAAACTAATGAACAGAAAAATGCAACTTGAAGGTGCATCTAATCACAAGTGGGCAAGAACAGCTACAGGTACTTCGGCCGCAGTTGAAAAAGTTATTTCAGGTGCTACAGCGGCAAATCCATGTGTTATCACAGCAACTGGACACGGCTTTAGCAACGGAGATAAAGTATCTATCCGTGGCGTAGTTGGAATGGTTGAGCTTAACCTTGAAACTGCATACACAGTAGCTGGTAAAACAACTAATGGGTTTCAATTATCAGGTGTTAATAGTACTGGCTTTACTGGTTATACATCAGGTGGTGTAGCAACTAAAGCGGCTACTGAAACTGGTGGTGTTGTAGTTGACGCACAAGCATCTTAATTTAAGATAAGAATGTTGTGGGGGCAAGTTCCCCACAACAGTTTAAGGAAATTATAAATGTCAAAGATTTTAAATGTTAATACAGGAAACTATGTAGCTAGAGTAGCAAGCGGTAATACAATTACACTTGACACTGGAGCACAAGCTGGCACGGTTGTTATAACCGGCGATCTACAGATAAACGGAGAAACTACTACAGTTAGCTCCCAACAGTTAGATCTAGTTGATAATATTATTACATTAAATAAAAATGAATCCGGCGCAGGCGTTACCTTAAATCAAGCAGGAATTCAAATTGATAGAGGAAGTCTTACAGATGCATTACTTGTATTTGATGAAGATATTTCTTTTAACGATCCTATTACGCAGACTGTTAAATCAGGTACGTTTGTTTTAAAAACAGCAGACAATGCTATTATTGGATTACGTACAAACGCCATTACAACAGCAGGCGGCGACTTATTTTTAATTAACTCAGGCACGGGTGTAATTAGCGTAAGTGGTACAGCTGACTATGAAAATCAAGTAACAGACGACGATGACATTCCAAATAAAAAGTATGTAGACGACACAGTTACAACTGGTATTCAAACAATTACTATTCAAAGTATTCAACGTGGAGATTCTGCACTTAACTTGTATGATTCGGGATTAGATGCGGGCGTTAGTGCGTTTAGAGTGTCAATTGACGGAACTGAAGTTGCGTTATTTAAAAGCGGAAGCACTGAAATAGAAGACATTGTATTTGAAAATAACACAATATCCACAGTAACTAGTGCAACAGACTTAACACTGAGTAGTTCGGGAACTTCATTTGTTGTTATCGATGGTGTTTTAAAAATGCCAATCCAGAGTGACGCTACATCGTTTACTCCAGGAGATAATATAGTAGTATACGGAAAAGATCCAGGCTTTGGTAACTCCGGAGTATATTATACAAATAAGAACAACTACGAAGACGAGTTAATAAGTACTAACAGATCACTAATGTTTAGTATGTTATTTTAAGGAAAGAGAAATATGGCTATTATAAACGGACAAATATCGATTGCAGACAAAACACTACTAACGGTGCCTGCATCCAAGCGATATGCAATTACAACTATTTTAGTATGTAATACGCAACCAGAAGACACAGGCGGAACTAACGATACGCAATTAGATTTGCACGTAGTACCATCTGGACAAACAAAAGGTAATTCAGATCCAAACGCAAACCAAATTTTAAACAATCTTAAAATTGCAGGCGGTGACACTTTTACCTTTGACACAGAAAAACTTGTACTAGAAGCAGGCGACAAAATTATAACAGCAAGCCAAGCACCTGCAAACTTAGTTGCAACAATTAGTTATTTGGAAGTATAAATGAGATTTATTAAAGCACAAACTACATCGAGGGGAATTAACTCCGACACTAAGGGTATTAACGTTGATACACTTGGATTAGTTAGTGTTAATACAAACAAGGCTGTTATTGTTCCTAAAGGAACACAGAATCAAAGACCTGCTACAGGTGTTGAGGGCATGCTACGTTATAACTCCGATACTAGTGACTTTGAAGTTTATCAAAATAGTGCATGGAAACCAATTAGATTTAGAGAACCAACTGTTATTGTACAACAGAATTTAGGTAACGGCGACGGATCTGAAACTAAGTTTGGCCCACTTAACTCTGGTGATTCGTATTATCCTGTGCCTATTTCACAAAACAATATATTAGTTACAATCGAAAACGTATTTCAACTAGCAACTACTAACTATGTGTTAGAACAAAATCCTACAGGTTATGCTACTGGTTGGTACATTGTGTTTGGTTCAGCAGTTCCTACAGGAAAACCAGTACAAGTACTACATAACTTCGACAAGTAATTCCTATAAATAGTATTAATATTAGAGAGGGATTCACATGGCACAAGTCGCCCGCATTGGTGGACAGTTATTACAAGACAATTTACAAAGAGAACTTGCAGACCTTGCGTTTGACACAGACCTCTTAGTTGTAAAAAGAGATAACACTCTTGGTATTAACACAACTACTACTCCTAGAAATTTAACAATCGCAGGTACGTTACGTACAGCATCAGGTAATAGTGATCCTGATATTGTCTTTGGCAATAGTTTTAAAGTTGGTGATATTACACTAGCAACTACTGGTATAAGTCAAGCAAGTGGCGATGTAACTATAAAATCTACACACGCTGAAGGGTATATTACTACTACCGGAATTGGCAGTAATAATTTTGCAATTAAAGGCGACGGCATTATAGCATTGCAAACTAACGGCGGCATTGGTCTGCGATCAGAAGTGCTCGACGGACAAACTGTAGCCTGGGAATTAAACAGCAACTACGGTAATTATTGGAACCCTGGCCCAATAAATAGCGCAAGTAGTACTCCTAATGACATGAATAGGTTGTATGATTACGCACTAACATTATCGCAATCAGGTAACTGGACCGCAGAAGAGCTTGCGGCATTAGACTTTGACGGCGATGGTGATATACAAGCAGATGATGTTCTTAAACTAGGAACAATGAATACAGCATTTGTTGGTGGAGTTGCATATCCTGCATCCTCAACATTAGCAGACCATGCTAACACTAGTGCATTTAAAGCATATATTGAAAAATATTATCCTACATCAGCTCCTAGGCGACTTCAATTAGAAACTGGCGATACACTAACAGTAACAGGTAATGTACATGCTACTGGAAATATTACATACAGTGGCGGATCGATTACTATTGGTGACGATAGTACTGACACTGCAAGTTTCTTAGCAGAATTTAAAAATGATTTAATACCAGATGATAGCGATAGATTTCACATTGGTAAAGACGATGATAGTACTGGGCCTAACAAGCGATTTAAAATTGCTGTCACGGAGTTGATTGCAGACAGCATACAAGCAAATGGGCTAGTTTATCAAGGTATTGAATTAACAAAAAACGTTGGTATTATATATGTTAGTAGTAATAACGGTGCTGACACTAACACAGGCACAAACCCAGGTGGACCATTTGCATCGATTGCTAAAGCATTAACACTAGCAGGCGATGGTGATTTAATTTACATTTATCCGGGACAGTATCAAGAAGCATTTCCGTTAACAGTTGCAAAAGGCGTTACTATACAAGGTGACAGCATTAGAGGAGTTGAAATTTCTCCAACTTCTGCAACGCAAAGTAATGATGCATTTTTAGTTAACAGTGATGTTACGATTGAAAATTTAACAATTAAAGATTTTTATTATAACAGTGGCGCCAATACAGGTTACGGTTTTAGACTTGTTACTAATTTTACAACAACTATTTTTGAACAAGAGCCAGGAAGAAGCCCTTATATTAGAAACGTAACAGTTCTTACTAAAGGCACGACAACAAGTGCAAGCGACCCAAGAGGATTTGCAAGCGGCGATGCTGGTAAAGGAGCATTAGTTGACGGAGCAGTTGTTGATCAAAATAGTATATCAGCAAGTATGTTATTCCATAGTTGCACATTTATTACCCCTGGTGTAGATGCATTAACAATTACAAACGGGGTACGAGTTGAATGGCTCAACAGTTTTACTTACTTTGCTAACAGGGGCATTTATATGTCACAGGGTTCGGGTAGAACAGCAAAAGACGGAACTACAGTCTATGGTGCTGAACTACGAACTATTGCAAGTGCTAACGTATACGGTAATAAAGGCATTGAAGCAGATGGTGCTAGTTGTTTAGCATACATGGTTAATCATAACTTTGCATATATTGGTGCAGGGAAAAGTGTTACTAATGATAATACATTGGCAATACAAGCAAACGAAGTAGTAGAATTAAATAGTGCAACGGTTTACTTTACAGGACAAGATCATAAAGGTAACTTTAGAATCGGTGACAACTTCCATGTTGATTTAGAAAACGAAAGAACTAGCTTTGACATTGAAAGTATTTTTGCAAATAACTCACAAGTACAAATTAGAAACGGAAATGATGTTGTTACAATTAATCCTGGCACAGTAAACTTAGATAATATTGTAATTAACGGAAACATTTTACAAACAACTAGATCCGAAATAAACTTTAACAGCGCAGGAAATATTGTATTCCAAGGTAATGTATTTGCACCTAGTGTAGAATTATCAGGCAATTTAAGTGTAAGTGGCGCAGTTAGTGCCATTGGCGATAATAGCAATGATACGGTTGACTTTAATACTAACATTAGTCAAAACTTTGAACCAGGGTCAACTGAAGGATTGGTATTAGGTACAGCAACACATCGTTGGAAAGAACTTAATGCAACTACAGCAGTTATTAATAGCATTTCTATATCATCACAATTAATTTCAACAAACGAATCAAATGCAGACTTATATATTACTGCTTTAGGAACTGGTAAAGTTAGAGTAAGTAATATTGAACTTGAAGATAATAAAATTATTGGTAAGTTTAGTCCAAGCGGTGTGTTTGTTGTTAACGATTATGAACTATCAACACCTACAATTTTTAATGGCTATTCATCCTTTAAAACTCAATTACCTAGATATACTACAGTATTTGGAATTCCGGTATTAGGAACTGCTACAGTATCTGACAACGCAATTAAGCATGCCGCAAATATGTTAGCAAGTTATCTTGATAATAACTTTGACGGTGTTGCCGAAAACACAGCACTACTTAATACGTTTGCAGATGGATTGTACGGTATTGTTGTGTATGCTAACTCAACAGAAGAAACATCATTAGCAAGTACATTTGGATCGTTTGCTATAAACAGAACGTTCGGTGTGTACGAAAGCGAAATGAATAATTTCTTAGGAGACGGAGCAAGCTCTAATAGAGACCTAGCTAGTGAAAAAATATTAAAGACCATGCTTATTCCAAGAATAAGCGGATTGTACTCAGCACTAAGCACAACTAGATCAAGTACGCTTACGACGGCATTAGACGTGGCTCGCGGCGGATATCAAGGTGGTGGACAAGCTGGTTATAACTATCCAGCATTTGCTTGGTATACTGACCCAACTGGACTAAGTTATAACGACTTAGTATACGAATATTTGTATTTGCTAACAGCGACTATGGCAGGAAGTTTAACTTGGAGATCGGCAACTATTGGGTCTTTATGGGACCCCTACACTAGTGTATTATTAGATGACGCTGACCCAACAGGATTATCAATAGCAACCACTGCATCATACTACTTGCCTATTACAAACAGTCCTTCAATTGATTATTGGACAAGTGTAACAAATAATCTAGGCGGAACAAAGCGCGATGTTAATTTTGCACCAACCGAAAATTTAAGTATAAGTGCAAATAAAGATTTAAGAATTCCAAAAGGTACTACAGCACAACGTCCGGCAATACAAGCAGGACTGAGATACAATAATACTTTTAACACATTTGAAGGACTCGAAACCGGCGGCGCAATTAGTTTAGCAGGAATATACGATACAGATCGTAATACATACCTTGATCTTTCAAATAACCAATTTAACTTTACTACAAATAACGTAACAAATCATACACTAAACGGAACATTGCTGGAATCAAATGGATTTAGTAGTGGGGGTAAATTTAGTATTGACGGCGCTATTGTATCAGCAGATGATGCTAATGGTAATAGTATATTACGATCTAATGGTACAGGACATACTGTTATTAACACTCTTAAATTTAGAGATAGTGAGTTACTTAATAATACTAGTAGTAATTTTATAATTAATTTAACTAATCCTAGCGGTACATCTTTCTTAAAAATTGAGAATACGAGCGGTATGGTTGTACCACAGGGTAACACAGCCGCAAGACCCGGATCGCCCGAAGTTGGACACACACGTTACAATACACAAGTACAGTATGTCGAAACATGGAACGGAACTGCGTGGATTAATGCGGCTGGCGAAGTTGAAAGTATTGAATCTTCAGACGTTGAAGATTTAGCATACGTATTCAACCTTATACTAGATTAAATTTCAAAATCGTATAAATAATAGTAATGCAAAGAAGACCAACTATACTCTTTGCAGAGACAAACTGTGGTTAGCCAGCAAAGAGTGAAAGCTGTAAATTTAGGCTAGAGGGACAGGATCCCCGTATTAAGGAGAGAAGATGGCAATTGGTCGCATATCGGGTCCTCTCTTAAAGGAAAACCTCCTACGTAATGGGACGGATTTGGCCTTTGAGACAGACCTTTTATATTTAGATGTAACAAATCGTCGAATCGGTGTAAAAACCACTAGTCCTCAATACGCATTAGACATTGTAGGCACTGCAAGAGTTACCGACTTAGAAATTACAAATACTACATTCCAAGTAGGTAATGTAACAATCAACGGTGCTACTAGCACTATTTCAACTACTGCACAAGAATTTTCAATAGCTACTGCTGACAATACTATTGTTGGTAACAGAGTTATTGTAGGCGACTTAGAACTTAATAACAACTTTATTGAAAACACAAATACTAACAGTGATTTGTTTATTCGTGCAAACGGAACTGGTGAAATTAACATTATTGGTAACACTACTGTTAATGGTAATCTACATGCTACTGGAAATATTAGTGCAGACGGCAATATTACTATTGGTAGTGATGACACTGATAACATTTTTATTAATGCAGATATTGCTAGTGATCTTATGCCAGACATTGACAACACGTACAATATCGGTACATCATCAAAGCGTTGGGCAACTGGTAACTTTGCTAACGTAACAACAAATACACTAACAACAAATGACCTAGACTTTGGTGCTATTGATTTAATTAGTACTCCGGGCAATTTGATATACGTTGCTACAAACGGTAGTGATTCTAGAACAGGAACACACCCGCAAGATCCGGTTGCGACTATTGCAAAAGGTTTAGAACTTGCTGGCCTACACGATACAGTTTACATTTATCCAGGACAATATCAAGAAGCATTTCCATTAACTGTTCCACAAGGTGTTACAGTAAGAGGGCACAGTTTACGTGCAGTTGAGATTTCTCCAACAAGTGGAACACAAAGCAACGATGCATTTTTAATGCAAGGCGACTCAGCAGTTGAAGATGTTACACTTAAAGATTTTTATTATAATAGCGGAGCAAACACAGGACACGGTTTCCGTTTTGCTAACAACGTTAGAATTTATGAAAGATCACCATACATAAGAAACGTTAGTGTAATCACAAAAGGTACAACAACTAGTACTGATGATCCAAGAGGATTTGCAAGTGGTGACGCAGGTAAAGGTTGTTTCATTGATGGTGCAGTTGCACATTCAGATTCAAGAGAAGCCGCAATGCTTTTCCACAGTGTAACATTTATTACTCCAGGAGTTAGTGGACTTAAAGTTACTAATGGCGCAAGGGTAGAATGGTTAAATTGCTTTACATACTTTGCAGACAAGGGTATTGAAATACTTGAGGGTGCTAGTGGACTTAAAGGCGATGGAAAAACAAAAATTAAATATAGCGGATTTGCTGGAACAGCAGTAGCCGCAGGGCAAAATATTGTTCTTAAAGACGCAGGCGGCGCAACATTAGCAACAGCCGCAATTGAATCAATTGATACTAATACTGTAATTATTGATGGTAAAGCAACTGGATTTATTAAGCCATTAAGTAGAGCTAAGAAAACTGTTACAGCAGTTGGTAACGCTCAAGTTTCTACAGGAACTCCTATAAAGTTTGGAACAGGAATTGGATTATTTGACGGCACAGGCGATAGATTCTCACTAACTTCTGCGAGTGATTTTGGCTTTGGCACAGGTGACTTTAGTGTAGAAGGGGTAATTTATATCTCAGATGACACTGGTACAGAAATGATGTTTGACTTTAGAGCAGGCTCGGCTACTGACAATGCATTAAATTTTTACACAGTTGATAGAGTTCCAAAAATTAACATTGGTACTACTTCAATTATGGCTCCGGCTATTACACTTATTAATACTACTTTTTATCATATTATGATTTCGAGAGTTGGTACAACAATTAAGTTCTTTGTTGACGGAGTACAGCAAGCTACTGCATCAAATAATACTAATTTAGGAACAACTAAGCCATTAATTATTGGTTCGGACTACGCAGGCGTAAATGGTTTTGCAGGACGTATTGACGACTTCCGTGTTAGAAAAGGAGCAGGTCAAGCATCTGCATTTACTAATCCAACTAGTGCTTCAATAGTTGATCAATACACTGTATTAAAATTAGATTTTGACGAAGACAGTGGATCACAAGTACTTGTTGATAATGATACATTTATTCAAGACGTTGAGTTTAGCGGAGGCGGCACTGCTACAGCATTAACATTTATTGATCACTCGGACTTTGGTGGTGAAATTAGAAGTATTGCAAGTGCAAGTGTTTACGGTAATTACGGTATTCACGGAACAGGCAGTGGTTCGATTGTGTATGCTATTGGGATGAACTTAGCTTACATTGGCACAGGTAAAGACGTTACTAATGATGTAACTGAAGTTATCCAAGCAAACGAAGTTGTTGCTAACAGCGATGCAAATATATACTTTAGTACAGTTGACCACAAAGGTGACTTTAGAGTAGGCGATTTATTTAGAGTTAACCAAGAAACAGGCGAAGTAACATTTACTAACGCAGAATTCTTATTTAATAACAACCAAGGTATTACGTTTACTGACGGTACAAACACAACGATTATTGATGGCACAAAGGTTGAAGCTGGAAATATTAGAGTTAGCGGAAATACTATTAGTAGTACTAGCGGCGATATTAATATTAACAGTTCAACAGGCAACATTAATTTACAAGACAACGTTAATATTACTGGTAACTTAGATGTAACTGGCAATGTAACAGTTGGCGGAAATATTACACTCGGCGACGAAGATACTGACACAATTAATATCAACGCAAGAATTGACAGTGACATTGTTCCAAATGTTGACGATACATATAAGTTAGGAACAACATTACTTAATTGGTCAGAAATAAATGTTGGCAAGGTATTTGTCGATGATATTATTATTGACAACGATACTATTACTACAAATGCAAGTAATGGCGATATTAATGTTACACCAAACGGAGTTGGCCAAGTTATTATTGATCAACTACAACTTAGTGATAACATTATTGCTAACCTAAGTGGCGACATCATATTAGATCCAAGTAGTGAGTCTGTAACAATCGATGCTACAGGAGCATTAATACTTCCTAAGGGTACAACAGCACAGCGTCCTGGATCACCAATTACTGGTATGATTAGATATAACACTGATACTAGTGTTTTTGAAGCATATGACGGAAGCTGGATCCAGCTAGGCGGAGTATACGATGTTGATAGAGATACATACATTACACCCGAGTTAACACCGGGCGCCAACGATAATACACTAAGATTTTATGCAGGTGGTTCGCTTGTAGCTGATGTAAATACAGAACGATTTAACGTAGCAAGACTTGAAGTAGATGACATTGCTATACACGATAATGTTTTAGAAACAATTACTACTAACGAAGATTTAGTTTTACGTGCAAACGGCAGTGGTTTTGTAACAATTGAAAACTTTAGTTTTAACGGAAATGTGATAACTAATACTATAGACGGTGCTGTTACTACTTTAAAACAAGCAGGATCAGGATACTTTAAAGTTGAAGGAACAGGCGGATTTGTTATTCCTGTTGGTAACAACGCTAACAGGCATCCTAGTCCAGAACTTGGAATGATGCGGTATAACACAGTTGAAGACAGAGTAGAAATATACGATGTCGGCAATAACTGGGTTTCGGTTGCAGGTGCTACAGGTGCTGTTACATTTAATGATGCAGAGGAAATTGCAATAAAACTTGCATTACTATTATAGGGAAAAAAGATGGCAACGAATTTTAAAAATATCATAGGAAAAGAAGTAGGCACAAGCCGGGTAGCAGTTTATACAACTCCTGCCGCTACTAGTGCAACTGTTATCGGAATGAATATCGCTAATTTAACAAGTGGCATGGTAAGTGCTACCCTTGAAGTTGGTGACGAAGCAAGTTCGATTGGTGTACTAATTAAAGGGATGCCTATTCCTCCTAATACTGCAATGAAGCCAATTGGCAAGGGTGAGAAAATTGTTCTTGATGCAGGTAACGTATTATACGTTACGTCGGATACAACTGAATCACTTGATGTGATTCTTAGCTTAGTGGAGATTGTATAATGTCAGATAACTTTTTAGGTCAAAGCATACAAAATATGATTGACCAAACAGATGCAAGATATTTTTATGGATTGCGTAGAACAGACGACGGTGAATTGTATGTAGCTAAAGTTGATCAGCTTACAAGTCATGATAGTATTGCAATTAACGCTGAAGGCGATCCAACAGATAACTATGAAGACTTTGATCAAGGTGAAAATTTCTTTGAAGGAAGAAATGTAAACCACGAGAGGCTTTATAAGAATTTAAATTATGAACAATTTAGATGGGATAACAGAAATATTAGTTACTATATTGACGATAGCGGAAATTTAGTAGCACGAATTAACGAAGATTACACATACCCAACGGGTGTATAAATACTTAGAAGGTTGAGAAAATGGCAGAATTTAAACTAAGCAGAATAAGATTTAATTGGAAAGGCACGTGGACAGGCGGCTCAGACTATATCGTTGATGATATGATCGAGTACCAAGGGTTTACATATGTTGCTTTACGAACACACACTGGCGCTACATTTTATAATGATCTTGCAGGTACTGATGTTACACCGGCATTACCAAAATGGAAAAAACAGTCAGAAGGTAAAGTTTGGAAAAATGGTTGGGCTACAAGCACGATATACGCAGTAGGTAATATTGTAAAATACGGTGCTAGTATTTACGAATGTACTGAGTCTCATACTTCTGCCGCAACATTTGCTTCAGGCACAGACGGACTAGTTGCTGACATTGGAAAATGGACACTAGTTGCTGTTTCGTCAGCAGACTGGAAGTACAACTGGACAGTTAGCACACTATACAGAACAAACGATCTAGTACGTTACAATGGTAAAGTTTACAAAGCTGTTAATCAGCACGTATCTGCCGCAACAACACTTGCAGGCTTAGAAGCTAACCAAGGAGATTGGGCAACACTATCTGATAGTGATACTTGGAGAGCAAACTGGTCAATTGGTGTACGTTATCGTATAAACGATATTGTAAAATACGGCGGCATTGTTTACCAATGTGTTCAAGGACACACTTCGGCTGATAACGCAACGCTAGGTTTAGAAGAAGATCAATCCAAGTGGGCTGTACAACTTGACGGTATTGAGTATGTTGCTATATCAACAACAGACGAAGATGGTGTTGTAACAATTTCATCAGAGTGGGTTTCATCTTACAGATATAAGAAAAATGATATCGTAAAGCGTGGCGGAAACTTGATGCAGTGTATACTAGGTCATACGTCATCAACAGGGTCAAACGGATTTAATACTGATTATGCGGCCAATAACTGGACAACATATCTTCCAGGTAGTGAATACGAAGGAGTATGGGCTGATAACGTTTACTATCAACCAGGCGATACTGTACTATACGGCGGATACATTTATAAAGCAGTTACATTTAACTTTGCATTAGCACCAAGTACATATACAACTGATTGGAATTTAACTTTTGAAGGTTATAAATTTAGGCAAGATTGGAACGCCGAAGATGGCGACAGTTCATTTGTAAATTACAAAACAGGTGATATGGTTCGTCATTCAGGAAGTTTATATATTGCTATTCAAGATAGTACAAACTTACAACCTGATGCATGGCCTGCATATTGGGAACAAATTATAGATGGTCGTCAATACAGAAACTTCTGGGAAGACAATGTTGAATATTTTCCAGGAGATATTGTTACTTGGCAAGGGACTGCATATCTTGCACTAACATATCATAGATCAACAGAATCGGCTTCTAGACCCGATATGGACATTAACCAACCAGATCAAAATTACTGGAAAGTAATGATTCTTGGTACACTAACTAACAAGTTAGCAAGACGCGGTGACTTAAAAACATTTGAAGATCAAGACTCAACTGCAATAGACACACAACGACTTGCAATTGGCTCAACTGGTCAAGCATTAAGAGTTACAGGAACAGTTCCGGCATGGGACTCACTTGATCTACAAGCAAAACTTTATTATGTATCAACTAATGGCATTGATGATGCAACACAAGGCGGCACATTAAACGCTCCGTTTAGAACAATTAGATTTACAATGGCGTACTTGTTAGCAGACCAGGCTCACAGAGTTGGCCAAGGTGCAACTGTAAAATGTATGTCAGGTGAGTTTGCTGAAATTCTTCCAATTAGTATTCCAAGTAAAGTTGCACTTGTTGGTGCTGAATTAAGAACAACAACGATTCGTCCAGCAGTTTCTACTGATGTTGTATTAGGTGAGAGAACTTACATCAACGGTGTTGTACAACCTCAATTAGTACTAAGTGTTGGAGATGATAACGTTAGATCAAATATGTTCTATGTTAGAAACGGCAGTGGACTTAGAGATTGTACACTTACAGGACTTACTGGAGCACTAGTAGGACCAAACTCATACGGAACTAAGCGACCAACAGGCGGCGCATTTGTGTCACTTGACCCTGGTACAGGACCGGACGACACAAGTGTTTGGATTGCAGATGCTAATAAAATGCAATATACACCAACGGCAGGTACATACGCTCCGGCATCTGGTGTAATGACATTAACTATTCCTTCTGCAGAATATACACCTACAACAGGAACAACTTATGATCCAGCAAACGGGTTAATGACAATAGAATTTGGAACAGTACACGGATTACAGCCAAAAGAAGAAATTAGCTTTGATCCTAACAGTTTAACATTTACATGTGCAAAAGATGATTTTTTAACAAATCATACATATCCAAGAATAACAGATCCTGCATACGGTGAAAAACGTAAAATTATTGCAGTTACGCCTACAAGCATTGTAGTAAATGTTGGAGTTAATCCAGACGGAGTTTACGAACACAGGTTTGTTAGTGCTACTAACGACTCAATAAATTGGTCTCACAATATTACACCAGGACAATCAGTAAGTATAGATG